AGCGTGTCAACACTAATTAGCAATAAATTTTAAATTTTTTTAAATTAAATTAATCAAGTTAAGTATTAAATGAGCGTGCGAATAAACTATTAATGCTAGCAAGTCAAGAGTTTATTAATACAATTAAAGTTTATTAATCAAGATGTTTTCGCACACGCTTGAAGCGCTTAAAATTTTAAAAATTGTGTGTTATTCTTTACCAGTACAAAGAAGTTCCCGATCGATTAGCAAAAGGTGTACATTTTATGAACGAAAAGAAAAAGGGCGGCTCGCCAGAACATGTTCCTACCCCTGAATCTCGCGAGAAAGTAGCTGATTTTACTTGTGCAGGTTTTACACAAACTGACATTGCGCAATATTTTGGCATTGATGATAAAACACTACGCAAGCATTACCGTGAAGAGCTAGACAAAGCGAAACTAGAGATGATTAGGGGTCTTTCGCAGAACGCATACAGAATGGCTCTAGGCGGCTCTGAAAAGATGACTGAGTTTTTGCTTAGAACGCAAGGACGTTACACAAACTACAAGCGCGAAGAAAAAACAACTACTGATACTCTGCTTGAAACACTTATTGAAAAGCTAAGTGATTAACTTGACAAGCAAGCATTGCTAGTTTACAGTAATGTAACTTTGCAAAAAAAAGGGTGAGTTTGTGATTAGTAGATTTACATTAATTGATACAAATGATGAAGAAACTCATGTTGAGATTGAATTCTACAGCAATGAAACTTTTAAGCTTTTTCATGATGAAGAATTTGTTGCAACTCTGAGCGCTAAAGATCTTATAGCAGCAGCGAAGGCAATCGAAGCAATTTTGAAAGAACAAGAGCCGCGAATTTTAAGTGAAAATCGCTTTAAAATTGGCAATCACTACGCGCACAACGTTGACCACATCATAATGACGGGTTGCTAATGCTAGACAAAGTTAATCTAGAAGCAATTAAAGATCTAAAGCGTTTCGCCCCCACTTTTTTAACGATACGATCAAAACGTGGAAGGCCGATCAATTTCAACTTTAACCAGGCACAACATTACATACATGAGCGTTTAGAAAATCAGTTAAAAAAAACGGGCAAAGTACGCGCCATTATCTTAAAAGGCAGACAGCAAGGCTGTAGCACTCTCATACAAGCTAGATTCTTTCACAAAGTAATTACAAACAAAGGCAAGAAAGCTTTCATCCTCACTCATGAAGCTGAAGCTACAAAAAACTTGTTTGAAATGACTAAACGCTATTATGAAACTTTGCCCGCTGGATTATGTCCAGAAGCTGATCGATCAAGCTCTAAAGAACTTAGGTTTGTTCAATTCGATTCGGGTTACAGCGTAGGAACTGCTGGAAACAAAGGTGCTGGCAGAAGTCAAACGATCCAACTATTCCACGGTAGTGAATGTGGATATTGGCCCAATGCTGAAGAACACGCAAAGGGCGTAATGCAAGCAATCAGTAATGAACCTGGCACTGAAATCATCTTAGAATCTACAGCAAACGGCATAGGTAATTACTTTTACAACATGTGGCAAGCGTCAAGACAGGGGAAAAATGATTACGAGTCAATCTTTATCCCGTGGTACTGGCAGACAGAATACACTTCTGATGCTGAAAATGTACAATTGACTGATGAAGAGGATGAATTGCTTTACAGCTACAGTCAGGACGGCTTGACTAAAGAAAATCTTATGTGGCGTAGAAGTAAGATCGGTGAGCTTTCTAACGATGCAGAAATTGGCAAAGAACTTTTTTGCACTGAATATCCGATGTCAGCAGATGAAGCATTTAGAAATCCAATTGAGAACGTATTCATCAATTCAAAACATGTTATGAGAGCTAGGCAAAATGATGTTGAAAGCAATGTAGGACTGTTGATTGGTGTTGATCCGGCTGTAAGTGACAATGACCAGACAGCAATTATTCGTAGGCGTGGACGCAAGGCTTATCGATGTGAAACGTTTAACAATCTCAACACTATGGAAATTGCAGCTAAAGTTAAACAGCTAATCATTGAAGAAAAGCCGCTTAAAGTGTTCATTGACTGTATCGGGATTGGTGCTGGGATTGTTGATAGACTGCATGAAATGGGCTATATGCAAGTTATACCCGTTAACGTTGGCAGAACTTCTAACAACAAAGAACGTTACGCAAACTTAAGAGCTGAACTTTGGGACCAAATGAAAGAATGGTTAATGCAAAATGAATTACCAGTAGAAATACCTGACATTGACACGTTACACGGTCAACTATGCAGTCTTGGTTACAAGTTTAGAAGCAATGGTCAACTACTTATAGAGTCTAAGATTGATTTAAGAGCGCGTGGCATGCCATCTCCTGATATTGCAGATGCTTTAAGCTTAACTTTCTATGATTCAGCTTTTAGCACTGATCATCATTTAGAAACAACTTTTATATCAACGCGTGAAAAAGGAATGTTCATCTAATTAACTAAAGCTGTTACAATTAAACGCAATTATTCATATGGATGTGAATTATGCCTAGGAAAGATTTAAAAGTCGCACAAAAAGTGCGCGAACGCATCAAAAAGTGGGATGACAACTGGAAATTTAACCGCACGCAGTACAATGAATATCAAGATTTCATCATGGGCGACATGTGGACTGATGAAGAGTCTAGATTGTTTGAGCGTTATAATAAATTGCCGCTTACATTTAATAAGCTTTCACCATTGGCTAATTACTTAATCGGCGAACAACGACAAAATACCCCCGCGCTTGAAGTCGTCCCTGATGAATCAGCACCACTAGAAGCTGTAGAAGTTCGTGAAGCGATCATTAAATCGATAGCTTTTGACTCAGATAGCAAAGTTGCTTATCAGTATGCATTTCAGTCTTCAATAATCGGCGGGTACGGTGCTTGTGGATTACGTACAGAGTACGAAAATGAATACAGCTTTGATCAACGCATTGTAGTTTATCCAATTAAAAATCCAACATTGTGTTATTGGGATGTAAGCGCTGAATCACCATGCAAAACAGATGGAATGTATGCTGGATACAGGACTAGAGTATCACGCACTAAGTTTAGAGATATGTATGGCGAGCGCATAGAACGCATGATTCCAAGTTCTAGTTATGAAGATGACACAAACTTAATGTCATTTGATGATGAAGAAACTATTACAGTCATTGAAGATTATGAACGCTCTTACGATCGAGTGAAAATGTATGAGTTAAGCAATGGCAAGACCATGGACCAAAAGCTTTTTGATGAACTACAAGTGGTTGAGGTAGATGGCGAAGAGGTGTTATGGGATGATGAAATTGTTACTGTTGTTAACACTCGTACAGCGCATAGATACAAAGTGACACATAGAAAAGTTGCAGGCGATTATGTTCTTGAAAAAAATGATTTTCCAAGCGAACAGCTGCCAATTATTTTTGTTGACCAGAACAGCTACTACGACAAAAACGGCAAACAGTTTTGTCGACCATTCTTTAAAGATGCTAGGGACTCACAGAAGTACTTAAATTACTTAGGTACACAATCAGCCTATATGATGAAAATTAGTCGTTATGACCAGTACATGGCAAGTAAGGCTAATGTTAAAAGTGCTGATACGCAAGCCATTTGGAGAGATCCAAGTACTGTACAAGGTGCGTTATTTTATGACGAGTCACCAAACGGCAATAAGCCTGAAAGGCTGGTTCCCCCTGAACTTTCACAATCATTGTTGACACAATATGAGAGGACTTTGCGTGACATACAATCAAGTACTGGAATCTATGATACGCAAATTGGACAGCAAGGCAATGAAATGTCAGGCGCGGCTGTGGATGCTAGGACACGGCGTGGCGCAAACAACACGTATGTTGCGTACGACTCAATCAACAGAGCAATCTGTGCAGCAGGTTGCATCATTGAAGAAATGATTCCTGCTTTATACGATGCAGAGCGCATTTTAATGATTGAATTAAGTGATAAAATTGTACAACCCGTACCTATAAACCAACCAGTTGATGAATACGGTACACAAATTCGTAATGACATGACAAAAGGTCGTTACAAAGTGAGATTAAGACCAGGACCAAGCTACGAAGGTCAAAAAACTGTAGCTTTAGAGTCGTTGCAAATGGTTTTACAGTCAAATCCTGGTTTGTTTAACATGATTGCGGATCTTTATTGTGAAAACTTGCCTTTAGCTAACAATATTGAGCTTAGAAACAGGCTTAAAACACTTGTACCGCCTGAAATTATTGAAGCTGGTAAAACTGGTAAGTCACCACCACCGCAACCACCAGCTCCAGATCCAGAAATTCAGCTAAAAATGCAAGAACAGCAACTTAAAGAACAAAGTATGCAGCTTGAAATGAAGAAAGCGGAACAATCAGCAGCTGAAAAAATGGCTGAACTAAACATGAAGCAACGCGAGTTAGAGTCTAGACAAGATCATGACAGGCAACGCGTGGCCATGGAATGGCAGCAAATCGAGGCACAAAAATTAGAAGCAGCGGCAAACTTAGAAGAGCAAGTGATGCGCTACAAGGCAGAGATGGAACGTATTGGAGCTGATATAGATATTGCTCATGCAAACAATTTATCTAAGTTGTTAATACATTCTGACAAACAATCTAAACCACCAACTTAACTTTGACTGGAGAGTTAATTTATGACTGCAAATAATGTAGATGATCTTTTGCACGTTCAGCAACAGCCTGAGCCTGTTCAAGAGCAAGTACCAGCTAATGAGCCACAAGATTTTACCGAAGATTCTGAAGGCTCTAAAGCATCAATTGAAGAACGTAATGATGAAGAAAAGCTAAATTATCTTGATCAGTTTCGCAAAGAAAAGGAAGAAGCTTTAAATCCTGATCAACCCGCTACTGAAGAAACCGCTACTGCGGTAGAAGAAACCGCAACTGCGGTAGAAGAGTCTGCAACTAATTCTGAAATAGACGAGTACGGAACACCTGTAGCTTCTAAAGAACCTCGGACTTATACCGAAGAAGAAGTTCAAAACATGATTCGAGACCGCCTTTCGAGAGTTAAGACAGAGGCTAACAATTACCAAGAAAATGCTGGAATTAATGCTCAACAGCAAGTTCAAGAAGCTGCAAACAACTTTGAAGCAGATCCAAACTCTTCAGAATCCTGGGAAACACAACTAAGCAACTTTATCAGAAACGAAGTTGGTAGGATGTCGCAGGAACAGCAACAACAGCACTATAAAGCTGAACTTCAAAGAAAGCAGCAAGAATTTGAGGGAAACTTTTCCAATGGAATGAATCGATATCAAGATTTTCATACCGTAGTTGGTAACAAGCCTTTTACTAACGACATAATGAAAGCAACTATGTCTATGAAAGATCCAGCAGCTTTTTGTTATGCTGCTGCTAAAATGCATCCAGGGGAAATAGACCGTATTTCCAAACTAACTAATCCATATGAAATTGCAACTGAGGTTGGTCGTCTTGAAGAACGCATGAAACGTTCTAAAAATGTAACTTCAGCACCTCGCCCAGCATCTAAAATTACTAGTGATGTTGGCAGCAAATATAATGACAAACCTAGCATTGATAGCTTGATAAACCGTGATGCTAAGCGTAAACTAGCTAGGTAGTAATAGCTTTAGGGCTCTAAAAAGGGCCCTTATTTTAAACTAATGGATTAGGAGGCAACACATGGGAAATAAATCTAAATTTGATGACCCGATTGGATATCTTTATTGCAGATATTGCGAAGAATTAAAAGCTTTAAACAGTGACAATTTTTACAAAAACAAAATGACTTCTCACGGTTTCATGATTTACTGCAAAATTTGTGATGACAAAAAACGTACTGACAGATGGCTTAATCAAACGAGTCATACAGTTAAATTAAATTGCAAACAATGCAATAGTGAGTTTTGGGCAGAAAAAAATCGTGTTAAACAAGGTCGAGGTAAATATTGCTCTAAAAGTTGTTCATCTAAATCACGTAGCATGACAGTACAAGCGTACAATAAAGGCGAAAACAATCCAAAATCTAAGCTAAATGAGGAACAAGTCAGGGAAATTAGAAAGATGGCAAAATCAGGAATTAGCAATGGAATTATTCAAGAGCGCTTTAAGATTACAAAAACGCATTTGATTAATATCAAAAATGGCAGGATTTGGAAACATGTTGTATGATGTTAGTACATTCACAATTGCAAAAGGATTTGCACATGAAAAAGAAAGTTTCTGAAAGCGCTAAAATGCACACAGGTATGCACCGTGATGAAATAGCTCAATACAATCCACAATTAGTTGAAGATTCTATACGTATGAATCGCTATACAGGTGCAACTGCTGTAACTAAAGAGGTTAAATTGAACAAACCTTCACCTAAAAAGAACAGCATTTTTGGAAAGGTAAGTTAATATGCCGTTAAAAAAAGGTAAATCTCAAAAAGTTATTAGTGAAAACATTGAAACGGAAATGGCTTCTGGCAAACCGCAAAAACAAGCTGTAGCAATTGCGTTATCAAAAGCTGGTAAAGCTAAACCTAAAGCCAAATCTAGCAAAAGTAAGAGCATGAAAAAATCTTATCCACGCGGATGATTTCTGCAATCCCATTTCCTGAGAGCCAATGCTTTACGTGTTGGCCTTCCTTTCTCATCCTTCATAGGTCCTTCCATTCCTGACATTCTAGCGCAAAAAGATTTACGTCTAGCAGCAGCTTTGGGAGACTTTGCAGCTTGTTTTGCACTTACAGGTGGTTTAAGAGTACCGCCCGTTTCTTTTTTGTAAGACTCACGTCCTTTACGATTTAGACCGCCTTCAGGGTCTTTGCCTGCTTTACGTTGCCATGCTGGTGATTTAGCCATAATTTAGTCCATTAAATTGGGTTTCTACATTGTAACATGAATTTTAACGTACATGTCGGAATTCCGAGCATTCGGCAGGCATTCGGCAGGCATTCGGCAGGCATTCGGCAGGCATTCGGCAGGCATTCGGCATTGGGCATTCTGGATATCCAAAGTATCCAAAATTAAACCCCCTAAAATTTGGCCTATTTAACTGGCGTGACAAGCTTAAATTTTTTGCAAACTTGCAACTTACTTAAGTTCTTGGTTACAATGTATGCATCAGTGTGTAAGCAAGGATGTTTCCACTGAGCATCGCAAGGGTGTGTAAATGTCGGCCCCCGGACAATGTGTAATTAGGCGCGTTTTATAACGCAATTTTTTAACCCATTGTCAGCAAGGAGCATTTACAATGGCTAATATTTTTGAAACCACCCAATATGTCCTAGACGAAGTGTTTATTCGCTACGTCAACTATCTAAATTTTGCAAAAGTAGCTAACAGAAACCTTGAAGGTGACTTTAAAGGTCTTAAATACGCTACTGGTCAAACAATTAACTATCGCTTAGAAGAAAGATTCAAAGGCGGTGAAGGTGCTACAGCTACTTCTGAAGCTGTTGTACAACAAATTCGTCCTCTAACCATCGACAAGCAATTCCACACAATGGTTGAATTTTCAGGCTTTGAATTGACATTCGATCGCGCTAGAGACGAACCTTATTTAGACATGATGTTAAACCCAAGGGCTAAAACTCTTGCTAACTTAACAGAAAGCTTTATTGCTACCGATAACTTACAATTAGAAGTTTATCAAGCTGTTGGTACTCCTGGTGTACCTGTTGATTTTGAAACAATTACACTAGCTGATGCTTACATGACTGAATTAGGTATACCAGAAGACGGAAACCGTTACTTTGCTAACTCACCAAGAGTTTCTGCAAGCCTTTCTAACGAATTAAGCTCAGTGTTTAACCAAACAGTTAACCGTGGTGCTTTACTAGACGGCTTTATTGGTCACCTATCAGGCTTTGATTTCTTCAAAACTAACTTTTTGAAGCGTCAAATAGCAGGTGCTGGAGATCCTGCTCCTTTAGTTCCATTAGAAAATGGCTTCAAAAATGGTGGTACAGTAGATGGTTTAACAGCTGGAGGCAATACAATAACAGTTAGCACAACTAACCCAGACGGTGTAGTTATGTTCAACGAAGGTGACAGCATAGAAGTTGGAAGTGTTTTCATGGTTAATCCTTTAACTTATGAAGCATTACCACAACGTGCTCAATTTGTTGTTACAGCTGATGTTGTTGTTGCTGGTGGCAAGGCAGTAATACCTGTTAATCCTGAAATTGTAGTTTCTGGTGCTAGACAAAACATCAGTGGTGCTATTCCATTGGGAGCACAAGTTTATCTAGCTGATGACCACAATGTTTCAATAGCTTTCCATAATCAAACTATCGTCTTCGCAGCTCCAGCAATCAAAGAATTGAAGGGCGGTGTTGAAGCAGTGACTTCTTACAGCGATCTCTACAAATTGGCTATGACCTATACATTAGGTGCTGATATACGTAACTACATCCAATTGGATCGTATAGACGTTATTTGCGGTGTAGCAATTAACCCAGAGTTTGCGGTTAGAGTTCGCTCTTAATCCATGTGTTTACGGAGGGGCCTCATCCTCCCCTCCTTTTTTTCAGGTAAAATTTATGTATTTCAAAACATCAGGTCCAAAAGTTTTTGTAAATGGTCAATGGATTGATAAAAGCATTTATCGTGCTTACGTTTACAAAAAAAGCGAAAGGTCTATTGCTAACAATTGGCAAGAGTATCAAGACATGTTAGCGCAAGGTTGGTATGAGTCTCAGGAATTAGCTGACAAAGCAGCTAAAGGAAAAAGGTCTGCTAAAAAAAAGGATTTAAGTGATGAGTCAAACGGTTAAACAGTTTGTCACAGATGCATATCAGTTAATTAGTGCCAACAGTCCTACAGTGCCATTACAAGGCAATGACATGTTGAAAGGCGTACAGTTTTTAAATGAACTGATACAGTCTTATAGCGGCACTGGATTAATGACTACAATTTCTAAGGAAATTAGCTATCCACTATCAGTTGGGCAAAGTGAAATTACATTTGCAGATCCTGATTACACCCCCGCTGCTGATGTACAAGAAGGTAGACTAGCTAACACACAGAATGTGTACTTACTTTTGGAAAACGTAACCTATCCGTTAATCATTCAAAATCGTAATGCATTTTTGTCTAGCTATAAGTTTGACCCGCAAATTGGATTGCCAAGATTTGCAATTATTTACAATGAAGTTGATGTAACTAGAATGAGAATTTATCCTGGTGCATCACAAGCATACGAATTGCGTGTTTACGGTAAATTTGAGTTACCTGAATACACAGAAAATGATGATTTATCTAACTTGCCATTGTATTACAATCGTTACTTAAAATTTGCCTTAGCTAGAGACCTAGCAATGTATAAAGGGCGTGCGGAAGCATGGACAGATAAGCTAGAATTAATGTACGTACAGGCCAAAATGGATATGGAATCTGTGAGTACAACTAACCTTGTTATAGAAACGGAAAACGAAAGTTTACTAAATGGTGCTTACCGCGTCAGGGCAGGTGTTTAATGCCTATTGCTGAACTACCAATACAAGGCGGTTATGACCAGCAAAGGTTTAAGCAATACAGTCCTGAAGATGCAGCAAATTGGACACTAGTAACAGCACCTTCTGGCAAACGAGAAACTGCAATGTACCCTGCAATGGGCAGGCGTCATATAACTTACAATGGCAGCGCGAGATTAATTTTTGCTGTTGAACCTAGGGGAATATTTAGGTCCCTCAAATACATGTACTATGTAGTAGGCAGTGACATATTTCGAGTTGACTCAGCTTACAATACTGTAAAAATTAGTTTTAATGTATCGCAAGGTTTAACAGAGCTTAATTCAATTAGCACAAATGTTTTTGCTGATTACTTAATTGCAGGTAATTTAACATTTGTAACTTTTGTAGATGGTGTAAATACTTACGTTTACCAAGAACCAACTGTTCAACCAGATGGAACAATTACCGATACAGGTCAATTTTATTTAATCACAGATCCTAATGTTGTTGATGTTAGACCTACTGTAGTTAGAGCGTTTGGCAATCGCATTGTGATTAATGGCAGTAACAGCGCATTTTACTACATTTCCAAGTTTAATTTAGGCGGTAGTAATTTTGATCCTGATACAGCATTTTCAACAGAAGCCACTCCACCTGCTGTGGGCAATGCAATATTCAACACTGTTGAAGGTGAAGTAAGACAATTTACAGTTCTTAACAATCAACTTTACATATTCACTGACTTTACTACTGAAATTTGGTCAAACATACCGTCAGTATTTGAAGGTGGGGACATTCCTGTAACATTTCCCTTTAAAAAAAGTACTACTTACAACTGGGATTATGGAATAGCTGATCCATTGTCTATAGATACTGACTTCCAACGCATTGTTTGGTTAGCTAAAAACCAAAATGGATTGGTTCAGGTTATGATTTCAGACGGTGGACAGCCACAAAAATTGTCTACCAAAGCAATTGACGTTTTATTTCAAAAGAATCGCACTACACAAGAGTTAAGTCCGTTCTTACAAGGTAATACTAACGGATTTTTGTATCAGTTTGAAAACACGATTTACTATAGAATTTCGGCTGGTCAGTATAAAACTTACAAAAATTTGGATTGTACACTTGAGGCTAATAGCATTGAATTTAATTTCGACACTAACAAGTGGGCTAGAGTTATTGAAGACAATGGGGCGCGTAACCGTATTGAAAAGCACATGTTTTTTAACAATGTGCATTACGTTACAGTACAGGGCGAAGACACGGTTTATGAAATGTCTGGCCAGTTCTATACAAATGAACTTAGAAACCCTGAACAGCCAAACCCAAATGCTTCAGATGGCTTTATACAATTTCCATTTCGTTATGAAAGAACAACTCCAATCATTTTCCAACCTGACTATAGCGAATTTATAACCTCATACATACAAATAGACTTTGTGTTTGGTGATTCTACGTTTACAAGTAGTTTAAATCCGTTTGAAAACACAGTTTTTGTTGTTGCAGAAAGTGTTGTACCTGGAGGTGAGCCAACTTATTTGACAGACGAAGATGGAAATTTCATCATTCAAGAAAATACAAACTTTCCTACTAAAGACTCTAAGATTTACAACAATTTTTACAAACCACATGTGTCATTGTACTTTTCAGATGATGGCGGAATAAGTTTCAATTACGCTGACAACTTAGAATTTAGTCAATTAGGCGTGTATCAGTGGCGTATGCGTTGGTACCAATTAGGTCCATCAAGGAATAGGGTTTATAAGCTAGTTTGCGTTAGTCCTGCTCCAATAGTTGTACTTGGTGGTGTAATGGAAGTTAAAAGGAGTTCTGGCGGTGGCAACTGATTGTACTTTTAACAGAGTAGATACTGCACCCATACAAGACACAAATTTTAGTCCAGAGTTTTTGAGTTGGCTTAGTACCACTGTGGACACTATTAACGAAGATTTAAACATTCTTGAAGAATGTATACAACAATTAGATGCCCGCATTACAGCATTAGGAGGATAGCATGGCAATTATGGATTTTTTGGACCCAGGAGCTGGTTACAAATCAGCAATGAAAGAATACACGAAAGGCTATGAGGAAGGAAAAGGATATCTAGATCCTTATGCAGGAGCTGGAACCAGTCAATTACAACAACTTTTAGGTGCTCAAGGTGCCTTAATGGATCCAGCGGCTTTACAAAGTCAGTGGGCACAAAGTTATGAAATGTCGCCATATGCTCAACAACTACAAGGAGCAGCACAAGAAGCTGGTTTAAGCTCTATGGGTAGCATGGGCCTTGGTGGTAGTAGTGCAGCTTTACAAAACTTGCAGCAAACAAGCTCAAACATCATGCAAGCTGACCGAGAAAGGTATATGAAAGACTTAATGGACAAATACATGACAGGTATAGACATAGGTCAAGACATTTACGGCAAAGGCGCAGGTGCTGCTGGACAATTAGGTCAAATGGGTATGCAGTATGGCCAAGGCATGGGTGAACTAGAAGCCATGAAATCTCAATCTAGAAATCAAATGATGATGGATTTGTTAGGATTAGGTGGTCAAGCATATGGTGCTAGTCAATTTGGAAAAGCTTTTGGCGGTGGTGATAGTGTTGGTAGTGGTGGTAATGCTGGCACTGCTTTAGAAAAATATATTCCATACTTGGCAATGCTTTAGGAGATATTTATGGCAGTATTTAGTGGACTTTATCACCCAACTGACATGAGCATGCTTCAAGATATGCTTAAACAGCAACAGCAGCAAAGACAATTTGGACAAAAACAAGAACTTGCTCAACAGCAGTTTGGCCAACAACTACAGCAAAGACAAGCTGAACAAAAGGCACTACAAGACTACAGACTTTTGCAACAAAAGCTGGCTGAAGAGAAATTTGGTCGTGATGCAGAATTAAAACAAGCTCAAATTGAAACTGAACAAATGAAGCAAAAAAACTTAGACCGTGAGCAGCAAGGAATTAATCCTGTTCTTGAAAGACAAATTAAATTGGCGCAGTTCAAAGAAGACAATAAGTTTAAGCATGAAATAACATCTTCTTCAAAATTTATTAACAAAGCAGCTAATTCCATAAATAGAATGTTTGATGCTTTGGAGAAAAATAAAAGTTTAACAAGTCCAATTTATGGGGTGCCAGTAGTTGGAAACATTGCTAAAAAAACTTTTGGATCAAAAGATCTTGGGGCATTTGCGGCAGATGCAGCAAACTTACAAACTCAATATGCAAATTTAGATTTGGCACGTCCTGGAATAAAAGCCGTTGAATTTTACAAACAAACCAAACCTGATGAAGGTGCTGGTGAAAAATATAATTACGGCATGATTCTAGCAAACGCCCAAAAAATACAAGACACTTGGGAAATTGACAAAAGTAATTGGGAGCAAAAATTTCCAAATACTAAATTTCCAATTCCAGATCCTAACATGAAACGAATTATTAACAAAATTAATGGTATTGAAAATTTTGATAGTGATGTGCCTGATCAAGCGCAAATGCAGCAACAAACAACTGCTACCATGGATAGAAAGCCTGTTGAGCAACAACAAGAAGATTTAAGTGCTATGTCTACTGAAGAACTTATGAAAATTGCTAGAGGTGGTTAATAATGGCTATTACTCCTGAAATGGCAAGAAGAGAGTTAGCTCGTAGAGAGCTTGCTAGACGCGGAATTACAGATTTTGATGCAAAACCAGATGAACCAGAGGTTCAACCGCAGATGGCACCCCCTCAAGAAATGCCAATGCAACAGCCACAACCTGAACAAGAGCAACCATTACAAAACTTGGAGCAAGAAGCAGTTCAGCCTCAAAAGGAATCTTTGAATTTACTAGATCAAGTTAAATTAGGTGGATTAATTCCATTAGGCAAAGTAATGCAAACAGTAGAAGGTGCTTTTCGTTCTACACCTTCAGAAAGAGTTTCAGCTACAACGAGAGGACTACAGAATATAGTTGAAGGTCCAAAACAATTATATTTAGAGCAATTTGGAGATCCTGAAGCTGCTGCTGCTTACACAAAGAAAATTAACGAG